GTTCTGTACATCTTCGTAGCTCTTAGCGCCTGCACCAACGCCCTGCAAGAGCGCGGCACCAAGATAACGGCTATTGGAGCCAGCCATAGCGCCGAGGCCTGACAGGAGTGGCACAAGGAATTTCTCGCTTGTGAGCGTATCGCCAAGGGACTTGGGTTGCTCTTCGCCGGGCACGGCAAAACCTTGCTGTCCTGTAGCGGCCTGAGCATTCATAGCACTCGGAGCAGGACGATCGGCAGGACTTGTTGCACCAAGAAGTCCTTGATTGCGTGCCACTGTCCAAGCGTTTGCACCATGCTTTGCGATGTAATTAGCGCCCCACTGGGAGATGTCGTTCTGATTAGCGGGGTCGTTAATGTAGCTAATTTTATCCTGAGGAGTACCGCTCTTTGCCAGCTCTGGATTGCGTTCAGCAACGTAGGCATCGCCAAGGCCGGGGTTAGGATACTGCTTAGACAGGCCACCAACATGCAATTGGAGAATGCCGCCCGACGAACCTTCATCGCCCAGAACAGGTTTTCCGCCGCTTTCGCCTTTGATTAAGCGAGTATATTCAACAGGATTAATACCAGCATTGCGCGCATGGTCTTCTGCTGCGGAAAGATCAAAACCCGGAATTTGTTTAGCCTGCGCCCCTGAAGGGCCAACAATACCACCCGGTTCGGCAGCAAATGGATCAAATCCCTCTGCGTCTCCGCCATCCGCAAACCCTGCACGGCCGCCCTTGGAGAATAAACTACCAATCCAAGCAAGGTCTTTGCCAAATGAAACGGCATTATTGAGATCGTTCATACCGTTCGAACCAGAGCTGCCCGAAGGCAACTGCTGAGACTGCATAAGCTTCAATTCAGTTGGCTTTTTCTCACCTTCTTTGACAACGTCCGACATTGGGTCGTTTTCAAAATAAGGTTCTACATCGCCACCATCGGCATAAGCATGAACGAGGCCACCGCGATATGCGCCCTGTTGTGGCGCAGTGGATGAATTAACATAATCCGAAGCAAACTTTTTAAACTTTTGCCCTTGTGCCCAAAGGTCTTGAGCATCCTTGCCCAAGGTCGAAGCTTCATGGACGTCGCCCATAAGCGTTTCGGGAGCTTGTGTGCGGGATGGACTTGCAACGGCAAGGTGGCCTACAGGAAGACTGGCTGCAGGGACAAAGCCCTTACCGCCCGGAGTTCCGCCACTTGTGGCTCCGTATAGGCCGCCCTGTTGGAAAGGGGCGTAAGACTGTTTTTGTGATGCCAGTAGGGCCGCGATGTCATTGGGGTTAGATGCCACGTCCCCGCCGTCAAAGAAACCTTCCTTTTCATGCATAGGCGTGACCATTCCACCTTCGGAATTGCCAACCAACCCGCCCGCATAACGTGCCGCACGATCGTAGTCGACGGTCTTGAAACCATGTGATTCGCCGACCGCTTCTGGATGGACCTTCTCGACCTCGTCGGCCATAAAACCAATGTTTGTCTTGTCGTCGCCCTTGTACTTGAACTTATAGATTGGCAAGCCTTCATCCGTCTCGCCGATGCGATGGATATCGTGTTTGAGGCGACGATCGGAGAAGAACGACGTGGGTGACGTCTGCGTCGTGGTTGATCCAGACAGGGCGCCGGTGCCTTCCGCAATGTTGGCAAGGAATTGAGCCACTTGGAATGGATAAGCCTGCTGCTGTTGGAATTGGTTGTACAATGCCGTCTTGCCAGCCTGCTCGGTTTGTTGGCCAAGCGTACCAGCGCCAAGTTGCGCTTGCGCGCCCTGCAGGCCTGCTGTCTGCGCGGCACCGGCGAGATTGCCATACTGATTGGCTAGCGCACCCTGCTGGGCAAGCCCCTGCATATAGTTTTGAGCAGACTGCTGATAACCCTGATTTGCCATCTGGCCAAGCGTCTGCCCCATGGCAAGGTTTTGCTGACCCATGAGAGCCGCCTGAGCAATGTTGCCTCGATCGCCGCCGAACGCACCCTGTTGGATTGTATTGCCGAGCAATTGCTGTTGCTGCTGCTGGTTTTGATTTTGCAGCATTGCTGCCGTCGAACCCATAGCATTCTGCAAATACGGGTTCATATAGGCTTGAACGCCCTGCTGGTAATTAGGAGCGTTGTAACCTTGGTAAGCTTGATCAGTGCCGGCCATAGCCCCTTGGTAGCCCGGTTGGGCAGCCATAGCCTGCTGGTTGATGTTACCAACACCTTGCTGTTGTTGTGCGTTTAAGGGAGCGACGAAGGCGTTAGGGTCGGTGCTATATTGCTGGAACGGCGTACCTGCTGCAGTCTGAGCCTGAGCGTTAACGGAGTTATACCGCGCCAGTACCTCGGGCGGGATAGATACGCTAGACGTTGTTGTTCCAGTCTTGCCACCCATCTTATTGCTCCGTCATATGCTCTTCATGTCCAGTATGGACGTTGTATAAGAAAAAAGCCCCCGCTGGCGGACCAAACGAACGCTCGTACAATTTTACCTTAGCCGCGGTTCTGTTGTTCGAAAGAACACCAATAATGAGCGGCAAGCCCAATTCATCGGCTACCTTTTTAGAGAACTCACAAAGCCTTCGAGCGCGGCCGCCTTTCGCGCTTCTAAACTCAGGGTCGACAAAAATGGCCTTTTCTTCAAGCATTAAGCTATCCGAATACCACATTTTGCTGACTCTTAAAAGGACCGCCCCTTCAATCTTTTTGCCGGGTTCCCCTATGATCCCAACAAGCCCTTCCCAGAGGTACAAAGCGGGTCGGATCATGCCCAGCATTTTCTCGGGATTTACATCTTTAATCCCATTTTCTTCCCAAGCGCGGAGAGCCAAATCTAGCATGGCGGCTTCGTCGTCAGGTGTGCCTAATCTAATATCTGTCATTAGTCCCTCTTTGGCCCCGGTAATTTTTGAAGTGTTTTAATTAAATCTTTACGAGATTCGACCACAAAGTGATCAAGGATGTCGTGGCCATAGTCGATGTCACCACCGCCAATTTCACGGACAACCCGTGGCGGTATAACATATTCGCCGCCCGCCGCTATAATTTCGACGGGAAGGGAATCTTCGGGGGTACTGCCCCCTGTCGCTAAATGGGCTCCATAAGGAGTTGCACCAGCGGAATAAGGCATATTACCGGATTGGTAAGGTTGTTTACTTTCTTGAAAATACGGCGACGAGGCAAACATGTGGCGAGATATTTTATATCCCCCACTTTTAGGATTAAAGAGTTCTTGGGCTACTTTAAATCCTGCCTCGGTATTTCCTTCACCCTTTTTAGATATGATATCAGCAGGGATCACAAATGAACCAGAAGCCACCGTCATGGGAAGATGGTCAGTGCGGCCGGCGACAGGCGAACGGATCGGGCCTTCATGCAGCATGTGCTGATGCTTGACCGTTGTATCGTTAACGGGTTCGATTTTCTCTTTTAACGGATTACCCATAAAAGCGCCGGGACCAGTTTTGGTTATGGTAAAATTGCCGCCCTCGGCTTTTGTTTTGCGCGCGGTCGACAGCGCCGCTGCCACGGCCTGATCGTGCGGGTGGCCCGCGTGGATCATCTCGGAGATGTTGTGACTGATCGTTTTTTGTGACTTACCCGGCGTTAATGGCATCACGAATATCCTACAGAAATGATTGACCCACTTCCGGGCGAGAAATAAAGACCGGTGGCAAATGGTATTTGCACTTGATACACACCGAGCGTGTTGGGCACGGCATAAATGCGAGAACCAGAAGCGGCCGATGTGGCATCATAAAGATACCCTTGAGTTGATCCAGCCACAATAACACTGACCGTTGCAAGCCAGCCTGAAGATGATTTAATCACCGACCCCGCGGATAGTTCTTTAGTTGAATACGACCCTGCATGATTTGTTAGCAAATTCACATAGGAATTGATCGCAACAACGCCATTTTTCTGGGTAGTAAGGATATCATCAAGTGATGCCATTAGAACCTCCCATCCAACTGATAGCGGTATTTGATTGCACCAAGACGCCAGAAAGTATTCGTATCGGTTGATGACAGGGAAAACGACATATATCGAGCTCTAATACGACAAGAAACGTATTCGGTCGACTGCGTCATCGGGAAAGTAACCGAGCTAACCGCACCGGACGGTGAGCCAGAATAGTAACTGGTCGATGGCGATGTGGCCGTGTCAGTGGCGTAGTTGGTATAATAAATAGTCAAATATACGGTGGCGTTTGTGTTACCACTATACGTACCCCATTTCATGTCGGGCCATATTTGATCCACGAAAACAAGGTTGTCGGCTTCGTTCAGTTCAAAATAACCTGTTTGGAAAGACGACTGCATGCCGGTTGTTTGACCATTGTAAACCGCATCATTGCCTACTTCGTGCTGATAAAGCCAATTATCAGAGCCAGCACCAATGGGAGGCCCAAGCACAGATTGATCAATCCAAGCAGTACGACCCAAAGTCCCAAAATCCCACTGTTGGAGAACCGTATTGTATTTAACATAACTATCATTTTCCGTTGAGTTGGCCGATGGATAGTACCAAGTAATTTCATTAAACTGGCTGTTTACGCCGCAGCATACTTTGTAAAGATACGATGTGTTAATATTTTGGAAAATCACATCCCAAACAGGGCACGGAATTGATTGTGGTCCTGAACCCATAGACATAAAGAATTGTTTTTGGCTCATCCAATAAACGGCGCCATTTAATTGACCCACGCAATGACGAGACACTGCACCGCAATTTGAACCAATTTTATTAAACCCATAAACCAATGGGGGGCCGACATATTGCATTGCCCACATATCAAGATCGGTCCATAGGAGACCTTGTTGTGGTCCTTGAATACCAGCGACAATTTTAGAACCAGTAGGAATACGAAATGAGCCCGCCTGATTGGTGACGGTTGCATTCCATACTTGGAAGTTGTTTACGTCGCACCAACGGACCAACATAGGATCGGCCTGCAGCGTAAACGATGACCCATAGGCAATAATTTGGCGCTGCGGCATGGCCACGAACATACCAGAATTAACTAGCGGGGCGTTGCCACCAATGATTTGGGCGTTCTGCAATTGCCCGCTTGGGTCGTAATAATAGATTGCGCCACCCGCCGGACACGCGACAAGATATGACCCGTAGTTATCAAGCGTCCAATCGGTCGCCGTAATTGGTGTGCCGTTAGATGGCGTTTGCGTTGTTCCAACGCCAAAGCCGCCCGTGCCGTATCCACCAACGCCAAATCCCGAACCGGTAGGTTGAGGGCCAACAGCGATATAAAAGTTAGAATTGACATTACCGCTATTCATGGCGGTTGGGCCAGCCGAGGACGAAGCAGTATTAGCCGCAGAAAAGGTAAATGAACTTGCGCTCGGAACTGTCAAAATGGTGTAAAGGCCCGACAGTGTAATGCCACCAACAGTTGTGGATACGCCAACATAAAAAGAACTTCCTACCGAATAACCGTGGTTATCAAGGTAACATGTAACAGTTTGAGACCCGCTTGTTACTTGAAACGCCGGAACGCCAACAAGTTTAGCTGTCCCCGTGATGCCTGCGCCAGTTCCTGTTGCGTTAAATATAACACCAACGGTATTGGCAGATGCTCCAATTGTTGTAAAACTTGTGCCGCCTGTAGTTACAATTTGGTATGTATTGCCAACAACAAACGCGCCACCCGTATAATTTGTTGAGGTATTAGCCGTTGTTGTAGCTGCTGACGCTGCCGTAATTGAGTACGTGGTTCCGGCCGCAGTTTGCAACAAATATGGCCCTGACAATACCAAACCACCGACCGAAACAGGGGTTACATAATCCACATAATCCAATACGGATGCCGAAAGTCCAGAATCGGTTACAGTAACAGTAGTTGATCCAGCGGTTGTTGAAAAAACTGGGGCTGTATTGGTAACTGTGTTTTGAGGCGTGATATTCTGTAAATTGTTTCCTGTAAGGACACTAAGAGACGATTCCGCGCCAATACCCAAATGGTTTACAGCGTTTAAATCTGCCCAACCTTTTAGAGCGCGAATTTTTGAACCAATTGATGAACCAAAATAATTTATCCAACCGCCAAGTTTTTGAGCCAACCCAAGACCATTTCGCTCGGGAAGAAAACGAATCAATTGCGATGTTGAATATGCCGCTTCGTTAAGAGCGAAGGTATTTGTTGTTTCAACGCCGGGCTTTAATTTGATTGTTGCGTGAGGCATAGGTTACCTCGACGGCGTTGCTGCAGGAGCAGGTGAATAAGACGTCCAAGCAGCCGCCTCAAATTTCTTGCGGTTTTCTTCAGTAAGCGCGCTTACCTTGAGAGCCTGATACTGGCTTTCGTAAGTTTGAGCCATAGCCGGATCATCATTGGCTCGGCCAAAGTTACGTTGATAGGCCGAGATGTAAATCATGGACGCAAAAATAAACATATCGGGAAGATATGTTGATATATACGTAGTGGTATTGGTAGCCGAAAGCGGCGCCGATCGGACGGTTCCGGTAAGACGAACGGCATAATTAGAGTTGGGCGTGGGCCCAACAATCATATATTGGCTCGTATTACCTGTAGTAGCAGTATCGCCACCATAAACAGCAAAATACTGAGGTAAGCCTGTCGTAGAACCTGATCCGTAAACATTTTGTATAAATTCTTTACCTACCGCCAAAAGGGGGGACGAATTGCCTGATCCGTCAATAACTTCAAAGGTTTGAGGTACAATAAATTGAGACGTTGGTAAAGTTAATTGGTTACTTCCAGACGTAAATGTGTAGGCAGAAGTGCTAATCTGTGTAGACAGAAAATCTAGGTCGCGCTGCATACGCAACTCGGCATAGTCAATCATGCTAGGAATAATGATCGTGTAATTGGGGTCAGTGACCGGAACAACGGCCAAAGTCGCAATTTGCTGGACATATGACGAGTAAGTCAGTGACATATAGGTTACCCAACCATATTAAAGGAAACGGTTTCCACCTCGGAAACGCGCCTAGACCAGCCCTTGCCGAATGTAGCATAGGTTGGAAGAGATTGTAAGAAGGCTAGTCGGGCTTCGCAGACTGCTGTAGCAACTTCGCGAGGGTTTGACGCTTCAAGAGCGCGTAACGTGGCGTCCCCGATTTGCCCGTCGACATTAACACTGAGTACCGACTGAAGGGCTTTTGCGGCACGGGACGGACCCGAGTTAATTGCATAGTCGAAGACGGCATAGTCCACGCCCTCTGGCAGATCGTCACCCTTAATCGTATCCCAATACTTGGCTTTGTACAGGGGCATGACGTCGTTAGGCGTCAAAGCCTTAATATCGTCCTTGGTCACGGTATGGCCAACCCAAGCCTCCCAAGTTGCTTTAGTACAACCAAGGTTGGTTGCACCGCCGGGGTCGGAAGGGTTATCGACGTACCCGCCTTCGTTTTTAAGGACAAGGGCGAAGCATTGGGGAAAATTCTCTTTCACTGTTTATTCCCCAAAGAGGCCGTCAAGGCATCTGTCTTTTGTTTGGAGCCAGCGGATGAGCCAAAATAGAAGCCCATGACGCTAGTCCAAGCCGTGCCAAGCGTACCGATCAGCATCAAAAGAGCCTCGCCACCTGTGGCTGGAAGGCCAAAGTGAAGGATATATGCAATGATGCCAAAAAAACCGACCGTAACACCTACCGCCAACACGCGGGGTATCCAATCGCGGGTAGCAATTTGCATATTGCGGGCTGAATCGCGATCCTGTTCAGAAATGCGTTCTAGATCAATGTCCAAAGACTTCATTTGAACTTTAAAGTCAGCATCAATCTTTTTAAGCTGTGCCAATTGGTCCCCGGTTGGATTGGCAAGAGCCGACATAATGTCGTCTTCGGTGCCATTCTCATGACCGAAAAGGGCATTTGATACTGCTTTTACAGCCAATCCTGCCACTGGTCCGCCTAGGGCGGTAGCGATGGTGGGCGCAACTGAACCAATCAATGGTCCAAAAGTTTTTAAAATGTCCATGTCACTTCACCGTTATCATGAGGAAAATACCAATTGCGCCGATACCTATTACCAGAAAACCCACAATACTGCTAACCATAATCAAATCCTTACGGTTCTCTTCTTGCTCTTTGAGTGCAGCAGCCGCCTGACGTGCAGCCTCTTTCCGCATCTCAATTACCTGCCTCTGAATGCCTTCCCATGCCGCTGGGCCGTATTGGCCAACGAACAAGTTCTTGACTTGAAGTTGCATATCAAGGGCTTTGGCCTTAACGGCGTATATCTTGACCGCTTCGGCCTCAAACTCTGCCTGTGATTGAAACAGCTTCTTCTTACGCGGCGTGGACGCAATTGTAACAATTTGACCCACCTTGCCAAAAAGATTGCTTACTTTTTCGGCAGTCGCCATCATATCCTGACCAGCATCGACGGCGGACTTGATTGAGTTGTAAATTGCAGTCGCGCCGGCGATCAGGGTAAATGGGTCCATGGGGGCCTCAGAAAGGTGGGGCCTGCGATTGCGTAACGGGCTGCGACAATTGGGTTATTTGCGCGGCAATCTGAGACTCAACGGCAGGCATACTAATACATTGCGATACCCAATTATACGCCATGGCCTGAGTAATGTCAGCATATGGGATGAACTCCGCAGGGTTAGGTGAGCTTAACTTAGCCGTTCCCGATGCCGATGATGTGACAGACCCATCCGTTCCCGTGCATACCCAGTTGATGGCCGTAACCACGTTGGGTAGGCCAACAGAGGTTGGATTGACGATAAATTGCGGAAATGACCATATAAATTTCATCGGTTATCTCACTGGTAAACAATATTTAAAGTTCCGCCAGTAAAATTTGTACTTGCAGTATTATTTAATATTAATCGGTCAAGTGTTCCTGTCAAAATTACAGCGCCAGCGCCATTATAATTTGATCCTGCAGTAAAATAAAATGACCACGTTCCTGTCCAAATGTTGTTTCCTAAATTAACAAATGTAGCAGCCCCATAAATTGCGTTTGAACCGCCAGAAATTGCCATAGGAAAATATGTTGTTTGGCCCCCTGACCCTGCCCCATTGTTTATTTGACAAACTTGCGCGTTGTATCCTGTAGTTTGGATAGACCCGCTACCAAGTTGAATATAAGGTGCAGCACCCGATGGGAAACTTACGTTGGAAAAATTAACAATAATAATTTTCGCCGTAGAGGGAATATTTGTGAACGTAAATGATGACGCCCCAGAAGTGGTAACAGCATTTGCTTGAGTAAACCCCGCCGCAATAGTAATTGAACCAGTGCCATTGGTTATGGTAACGCCTGATCCCGCCGTCAATGTAGATGATGTGTATCCAGAACCATTGCCAATCAATAAAGCACCATTGGATGGTGTAGTAGTTATTCCTGTACCGCCATAGCCGACGCTTAAAGTACCTGCTAAAGTGACCGCCCCTGTTGAAGCGGTGGATGGAGTTAATCCAGTTGATCCCGCGCTGAATGAAGAAACCAAACCGCCCGCTAAAAGCCCGTCATTTGCCAATTTTACATTGGTTCCGTCACAATAAACTAAGCTACTATAACTTTGAGGAAGAATTACAGTTGTCCCTGCCGCCACGTTGCTGCCATTATTGGAACCAAACGTAATAGTATAAGCGCCTGATGTGCTGTTAGTGACAATCCACATTCCCGCCACGCCCTGCGGCAAAAGAACGGTCTGGTTGGCGGCTAATGCACCCGTAAGGTTAAACCGCATAGCCTGAGACGTGGACCCTGCCGCCGTAGCACTTGGTGCGGCAATATTCGTATAAGTTGGCGCCCCGCTTGTGTTAACAGAAACACCAGTAGTATTGCCAAACATTTGGTCAAGGATGGTAGAATTGTAGTTGAGCGGCTGATCCCATGTGGGGGACGTGCTATTATACGCTGGCTCGTTTAAGGCGAGGTTTGTCGTAGTGCTCATGGTTTATCCACCTTCTGCTCTAAACGGTCAAAAATCTTGGTAAGCATACTCTCAATTCGGTTTAAATGCGACATCAAATCATCTTTGCTAACGTACTTGGTCGGCAACGCTACCCGTAGATCATTGATCATTTCACGGTCTTTTTTGGCTTCCGCAACTAATTGGGCATATAGATAACCGACTACGCCGAACGCCGCCGTAATGATTAGGTTGACGATTTGTTGCCAGTCTAAAATCATGATACAGCCACCCAAGTTTTATTGTTTTCGTCCCAAGAATACTCGTCTTGCCCTTCTGGATAAGGAACCGGAGAATCCCAAATCCATGTGGTTTGATTTAATGTCCAAGATGGATATGGTTGAGGAGCATAAAAAACATCATGTGCTGCGTCATAAATATCTCCAATGCCAGCATAATTTCCGCGCAAAGCAACCCCACCATCAGGTTTACCATCCTGACCATAATGAATACCACCACGTGTATTGTATGACGTTTGAATCCATTGACCCGGTGACGAGTCAACAAAATGCGTGAAAAAATCAGGTTCTGCGACAATGACCTGAACAACTTTTCCGTCAACGACCTTTGCAAAGTGGCTCATGCTGTATAAGTCCCCGATGTCGTGAATTTCAAAATTGTGTTTGATCCGTTTGTCGTAACAGTCGGTGATCCGGTAGTTGTGCCGCTATACAATGCAGTCGGAATAGACAAGATTACAACACCAGAACCCCCCGCGCCAGAAGGATTGGTTGTTTCGAAGCCGCCCGCGCCACCACCGCCGCCGCCTGTATTGGCAGTTCCTGCCGTCCCCGATCCGGGAGGATTTCCTGCAGCGCCCGCTCCACCGCCGCCATTACCACCAGCGCCTGCAGAAGAGTTAGCGCCACCGCCACCGCCACCAGCATAGTAAACAACAGACCCGGTAATTGAGTTTGATAAACCAACGCCACCCGCACCACCATTGCTGTTAGCGATACCGTTTGCACCAGCCGCACCTGCGCCGCCGCCGCCGCCCGCGTTTGCTCCGGGGGAAACACCGTTACCACCAGCATTCCCTTGTCCTGATGTTCCAGAACCTCCCGAGTATGGACCGCCAGTATCGTCACCGCCGCCGCCACCGCCAGACCCGCCTGAGCTACCTGAAACAGCACGACCTCCATTGCCTACACCGTAACCACCTCCGCCCCCGCCCGAAGCAGTTATAGTCGTAATGTTTGTTCCGCTTATAGAAGAATTAGAACCATTACCGCCTCTTGTTTGAATAGTGCCGCCAGAATTAGCTCCACCGCCGCCCACTGTTATTGTATAGGTTGTGCCTGCTATTCCGGTAAATGAATTTGTTAATAATCCACCTGCACCGCCGCCACCGCCAGCATTTTTTCCGCCGCCGCCTCCGCCGCCTGCAACAGCAAGATAAGTAATAGAATAAGTTGTTCCTGTAAATTGTTGAGCAAAACTACTGTAAACTAACCAACCTGATGTTGAATCAATATAAACAAAATTTAATGCAGCATATGCTGTTTGAATTTTTGCATTTCCAGAAACGCTATTAATTTTGCTACCATTTGGATTAACGATAATATTATTGGTTGCGGAAGTCCCTGCATAATCAACAACTGAAACTTGATTTCCCGCACTTGGAGATGATGGCAAAGTAACAGTTATAGTGCCAGAAGTTGTATTAACTGGATAACCATTACCTGCCGACGCTGTAAAATTTGAGGTTTGAGCGGGTTGCCATGTCAATCCTACCCCACCACTACCCCCAGTTGCAGCAATTGTAATTGAACCTGAACTGTTTGTAATTGTTATATTTGTTCCCGCAGTAAGCGTTGTTCGGGTAAATCCGGTACCGTTACCAATATCTATTTGCCCATTGGATGGTGTTGAAGTTAATCCTGTTCCACCTGATGCAACTGGTAGCGTTCCTGTTGTTAAAGCAGACGACGAAGTGGCATATACGGCTCCGCCTGATGTGAAAGAAGTAAGGCCAGTTCCACCATAACCCGTTGCAAGGGTTCCGGCCAAAGAAATTGCGCCAGTAGTTGCCGTGTTTGGCGTTAGACCAGTAGATCCTCCTGAAAAAGAAGTTACGCCAGAATTTGCAACTGTAATTGAACCGGACCCATTGGTAATTGTTATACCAGTGCCTTGGGTTAAAGTTGTACGGGTAAATCCAGTACCATTACCAATATCCAACGCGCCGTTTGCAGGCGTGGACGTGAGCCCTGTTCCGCCGCCCGCAATTCCAAGGGCCCCCCATGAAGGTTGAGCAGACGATCCACCGGAAATAAATGCCTGACCGGATGTACCGTAACTAACTGTAGAGGCCGCAACAGAGCCAATACCCCAAGCGCCCGACGTATTGATGGCAAATTGACCAGAACCGTTCGTGTAAAACGATAGCGGCAAATACGTACCCGTGCCATTAATGCCCGACACCAACTGAACGTCTGTGGAGCCGTTCGTCGCAATTAAAATCTTGGATGCGTTGGTTGGGTCAGCGGCATTGGTCGCTTGCCAAGAAGCAGCCGTGGATGTGCCATTAGGAAGAGCATAAATGCCCGTTGTGCCGTTAGTCGTGCTTGTCTGAAAAGCCAAACGGTTTGTGATCGTAGCATTGGTAAAGTCACCAAGAATACGCGCACCAGTCCCTGTGTGAGTTTCGTTACCGCTAATGCTGATGCTGCCCGTTGTTAAAGCCGTAACCGTAGGCGAGGCAGACCACGCAGGAGCAACACCCACGCCACCCGATACCAACACCGATCCGGTAGCAACGTCAGCCAATTTGGACAGCGTTGTGGAAGCAGAGGCGTAAATAAGATCGCCAACTGTGTAGGACGTAATGTTCGTGCCGCCAGAGGCTACAGGAACCACGCCGCCAAGCGTTGCAAGCGTTACCGTTGTCCACGATGGGGCGGCAGATGCGCCACCAGATGTTAAGAACTGACCAGATGTGCCGTATGTAGCGCCACCGATGCCCAACTGGCCCGCAGGGCCAAAGCGGAAGGCTTCAGCAATTGAGTTGCTGCCCGTTGGTGTTGTGTAAATACTTGCGTATGTACCTTGCGCCGTATCGGTAAAGTTTTCCGCCGCAGAGAATGCAATGTAGCCTGTAGAAGCCGTGCCAAATCCAGTTGCGCCATAACCACGGGCTGTGAATTGCGCTAAGAAATCACCCGATTGCGATGCCGTAGGAGATGCAGCCGTGCCACGGGCTGACCGAGCCGTAAACACACCGTAAGAACCGGTGCCGTAAGCATCTTGAGTAATACGGGTGTTGGCAGCATTCGCGCCGACAATATAAACGTCAGTACCTGCGGGAAGCGCAGCCGTTGGCGTTGTAGTTTGCGTGTTGGAGACAATTGTTAACTGCGTCTGTGGCGTGGCAGTGTTAATGCCCAAACGGTTGTTGGTATTATCCCAGAAGAATTTGGCATTGTTTTGGCTGTAAACGCCGGACGCACCCGCAAATACCACCGAGCCAGTAGTGAACGCCGTAGCCGTACCCGTGCCACCATTTGTAACACCAAGTGTGCCAGTAACACCCGTGGTCAACGGAAGCCCGGTAGCATTGGTCAATACGGCAGCGGAAGGTGTACCAAGCGCAGGGGTTACTAAAGTTGGCGAAGTCGAAAGAACAATACTTCCCGAACCTGTAACCGCTTGCCCAAGCGCCGTTTGAACGCCTGTTCCTAGCGCCGTAAGACCCGTACCGCCTGCCGTAATTGGTAGCGTACCAGTGGTTAAAACAGTGGTTGAAGTTGCATATACAGCGCCACCCGACGTAAACGATGAAAGATTTGTGCCTCCATTAGCCGTTGGCAATACGCCTGTGACGCCCGTGGTTAATGGAAGACCCGTTACGTTAGTCATAACGCCGGATGCTGGAGTGCCAAGGGCTGGAGTTACAAGAGTAGGAGAGTTTGAAAGAACATTATTTCCAGTACCCGTAGACGAGGTTACACCCGTACCTCCTGCTAAAACTGGCAATGTTCCTGCTGTCAATACTGAGGCAGATGTGGAGTATATGGCATTGTTTGCCGCAGTAAAGGTTGTTAAACCTGTGCCACCGTTTGAAGTTCCAAGTGTTCCCGTAACGCCCGTGGTTAATGGAAGCCCTGTGGCATTTGTAAGAACAGCAGCAGACGGAGTTCCAAGAGCCGGAGTTACAAGCGTTGGCGAAGTTGCCAGTACGATGCCGCCGGAACCAGTGACGTTTTGCCCTAAAGCAGTTTGAACGCCTGTGCCAAGTGCCGTGAGACCTGTGCCACCGTTAGCAATAGCAAGCGTACCCGCAAGTGTAATTGCACCTGTGGTTGCTGTGTTAGGCGTAAGGCCAGTTGTACCGCCGGAGAACGATGTAACGCCACCGGTAGAGGCAGCCCACGTTGCCGTTGTGCCATTTGATGTCAGGACGTAACCGCTTGTACCAATACCAAGCCGTGTGGCGCTATTAACTCCATTACCGATGATTAGGTCACCTGTTGAAGTAATTGGAGAAAGCGCGTTAAATGCAGCAGATGCAGTCGTTTGACCTGTACCGCCATTGCCAATGGCAACTGTGCCAAGGCTAATTGTATTGCCCGTCTTAATAAGGGGTGAGTTGACTTGGATATTACCAGACGATGATGATTGCGTGAACGTAAGCGCAGTTGAACCAACAGTAATCGTGCCAGTGGTATTCATCACCCACGCGGTTGAACCGTTTGCAGTTCCACCATTTACAAAGAAGGACGCGCCTGTCTCAATATAATTTGGGCCAGAACCGGGTGTATTGAAGTCAGTAGCGCGTGTTAAAACCCAGTTCGTCGAACCAGAGCCTTGATTGGTAACTACGTAAGCACCGTTATATGCTCCTGTGTTTTCATTTTTAACAAGAACACGGGTGGCATTGGTTACGTCTGTAGCAGTGAATGTGTAACCATCAATCGTAAGGGCAGCCTGAGCGCCCGCATTAGTAAGAGTAGCGCCAACACCAGATGAGCCATTGTTATAAGTAACGCTTCCAAGGTCCGCCGTGGTTGCATAACCAACAGCCGTGTGGAATGTTTGATTAGATACTGTAGCAACTTGGTTGTCGACATATTGCTTAGTTGAAAGTTGTAAAGCAGATGTCGGGTCTTGCGTAACCGTTACGGTCGTCAACCCTGACAATGTAAGTGTCGTAGCACCAAGTGCTATAGTAGTTGTACCAATTGTGAGCGACGAGTTGGTCAATCCCGCATTGGGGATCGTTGAAACAGCCGTGAAAGCACTTGTGCCATTGCCGACAAGATATCCCGTAAGCGTCGTTGCACCCGTACCGCCATTAGAAACAGCAAGTATACCCGTTACCCCAGTCGTTAATGGCAAACCAGTAGCGTTTGTTAACACTAGAGCCGACGGCGTTCCAAGAGCAGGGGTTATAAGCGTTGGAGAGTTGGATAAAACAACCGATCCGGTTCCCGTTGATGTTGTCGTTCCTGTGCCACCCGCAGTTACGGGCAAAGTTCCCGTCGCTAAAACAGATGCTGAAGAAGCATAGACAGCGCCACCAGACGTAAACGATGTTAAACCAGTACCGCCATTGGATGTTCCAAGCGTACCCGTTACACCTGTGGTTAGCGGAAGACCCGTTGCGTTTGTAAGGACGATAGCCGATGGCGTACCGAGTGCAGGCGTTACAAGTGTTGGCGAATTTGACAACACCACCGATCCTGTACCAGTAGAAGTGGTTGTTCCGGTGCCGCCTGATGCAACTGGCAAAGCCGTAGAAAGCGTTAAATTAGCAATCGTAGTGTTTCCGGCCGACGAAATCGACATAGCATCGGTGGAGTTGCTGTTAACGACAAAGCGAATTGCGTTTGCAGTAGTAGTACCAAGGACTAAATCGCCGTTGGTTGAATCTAAATAAACCGCATTAGGAAGGGCAAACGAATTAGTGCCAGCAAAGGCACTGCTATTCATGCCAAACTCGCCGTAATATCCCGTTGGAGACCCTTGGTCGTTTGAAACAATAAAGTTAGTCGATGCCGCCGAGCCAGCGTTGGTGTTTTGCAGCACCATCTGGTTATAAGAATTGACGCTGTTTACGAACGACGAGAAAATATTTGTGTCAGAATATCCAAGCGTTCCGTAGTTAAATGCGCCCGTATTGTACGGCGTAGCGACTGAAAGCGCCCTAGTTGCCGTGTAACTTGTAGCCGTTGCAACATCAAGGGTCGGGGTCACAAGTGTTGGCGAATTTGACAACACTACTGAACCCGTACCCGTTGATGTTGTAACGCCCGTGCCGCCAGATAATACAGGCAATGTACCGCTAGTAAGCGCAGACGTAGACGTTGCATATAAAGCCCCGCCAGAAGTGAACGATGTCAGGCCCGTACCACCATTGGCGGTTCCAAGCGTACCAGTCACATGCGTAGTAAGACCAATTTTACCATAAGACGGAGCAACACCGACCCCTCCAGAAATAAGAGCATTGCCAGTAGCCACGTCATTAAGACGGGCCAAGGTGGAAGATGACGAAGCATAAAGAATGTCGCCAGTTGTATACGATCCATAACCCGTACCACCTTCTGTTTCAGCAAGAGGCGTGGTCAAGCCAGTTAGACTGGTAATATCGTTGTTCGCCCCTGAAGCCGCTGCACCAAGGTTGGTACGCGCCGCCGATGCCGATGTAGCGCCCGTGCCGCCGTAAAGAACCGCAATAGGATTGCCTTGCCAAGTGCCGGAACTAATTGTCCCGATGGATACCGTGCCAGTAGCTGTAAGATTAGTAAATGTACCAGCTGCCGGAGTTGTCCCACCAATAACCGTTTGGTCTATTGTTCCGCCTGTTATTGCAACAGCGTTGGCGTTCTGTGTCGCCATAGTTCCAAGGCCAACCACTTGGCTCGGCGTAATAGAAATGGTTACGCTATTGGCGGTTGTGATTTGTCCTTGAGCGTTAATTGCTATCCGAGGAACAGTTGATGCCGTTCCATAGGTCTGTGCTGATACACCAGTATTGGCAATTGCAATCGTGCCAGTCGTTGTAATAGTCCCACCGGAAAGCCCTGTTCCGGCCGTAATTGATGTAACCGTGCCAAAACCAAACCCCTGAGATTTGACATACGCAGTCGTTGCTAATGAAGTGCTATTATCGCTCAACGCGGGTGTAGGTGCAGTTGGGTTTCCGGTAAACGCAGGAGATGCAAGTGGTGCCGCCCCCAACAACGTCATTGTCTGTGCAACGGTTAGGTCTTGCGGCTGTGCCGGACTTGCCGAATTATTACCTTTGATTGACCGCGCGGCCATATTTGCAAGGTAAGTATTGTCTATACTGTTGGTATTGAGGCCAATTGTACCCGTTGTGGTAATTGTTCCACCGGACAGGGGCGACTGCGCCGTGATTGATGTGACTGTGCCTGAGTTGGTATTGAAACCTGCAATTTGCGAAACCGTGGCGCTATAAGACGTGCTTCCTTGCACAATCATAAGTTGGGCCGACCCACTCAGGTTTACCGCTACTGGTAAGTTTGGAATGGAAATATTGGCCATTGCTATAAACCCGGTTGTGGTATTTGAGTGTAGCCATAAGGCAGACCAACGAGGGCCGTGACCATAAGGGTCGTACCTTGAAGCAGATTGCCCGCAGGTATAGCACTATTCGTCTGATAAGTGAATTGCGTGGCCGTTGTTACGGTAACGTTATAGAACCCGTCAGCCGCGTTTTTGGTGAGGCCTTCAACAGCAATTTGGTTGTTTGTAACCAAGCCGTGCGGGGCCGAACAAGTAACCGTGATCATGCTCGTGCCATTCGACACCACTGACAGTGGGTTTAGATTGACACGGTATGCAGTCGACAAGAACTGTGGCTGCACCGAATTTTGATCCAAGCCCGTTGGTAAGCCGATTGGAGGCGGCGTGGGATACGATCCGTCATTGTTCACCAAACTTACAGTCGGATAAATCGGAATACCCGTTGTTTTGTCTTTTGGCGCGCCCATTGATACGGCAATCGTCGTCGTTTCGGCAAAATAGTAGTCCGTTGTACGAGGATTGTTGATCGGAATTGGATCGGCAGGCAGCACAATCGCGCGCAATTGGTTTTGCGGCACGTCATTGCAGGGGTCGCAGACAAGGATACGCTTGTTAATCAAACCAGCGCCCGCGTAGTCGTACTGCCACTTTAGCCTGTCGTGATTATAGACAAAACCGCAACGGTCGCACTGCCCCGCTGCCCTCGGATTGCGAGAACTTATAGATGCCCGTCCGAGTTTTGACGCGTATGCCATTCATTTTACCTAAAATAGCCGCTGATTTGCGGGCTAATGTACTGTTGAGCGGTTTCTACGTTTTGTTCTGCCGCAACTACATAAGCCTCATCAGCCAATGGCTTTAAAAGCATGGCTTTTTGCGGGTTCCACATGACAGCAAGGCGGTGACCAAGCGCGTAGGCGTAGGCTTCCATCCAAAGATACGGGATTTCAACCGTTTGGCCGGACGTATAATTGCTGTCTTGGATCTGCCGAACGCGATAATATTTCAAATACTGCGAAGATTGACCGTCTGGAACAGGCCAAAGCGTCACGGTAGGTCCAGTCGAACCAGTTGAGCGCGCCGAACTGATCAATCGGTCGAACCAAAACACGGTCGGAAAGCCCTGTTGCTGCTTATTTGGGTAAGAAGCGTATTCCGTGCGCGAAACAGGAAGGATGATACGATCAATCGGGTTGGTTTCGTTAGCCGTGGTCGTGACATAGGCGTCTAAGATCACTACCGTGCTAGGGTCGACCGAGTATGTGCTGATAGATGTCGCGATGCCATACTGGTTGTAGGGTGCGATATAGGCGCTGCTAGGGTTGGTTGTACCATTATAAGACGCCGCGAACGACACTACGCCATTGGTGGCTGCCGTAACCGTCTGGGTGCCGTCCACAACGCCCGTTCCGTAAATCGTAACCTGTGTGCCAACCGTATAGATAGGCGTATTTGGCGTAGAATAAGTCAGCGTAGTCGTTGTGCCGTTTCCGGTAACGCTAATGATCGCAGGAGTCTGATTAAAGTTAACCACTTCTTGATCAACCGCCCACAGATTTACGCCACGGTTCGACCAGTTAGACAAAAGCATGTTTGACGCCATACGCGCCGATTCCATATGCTCTTGTGCTATGGCCGTGTTGCGTATCTCAGCAAGGTTAAACGCATAGAGCGTAAGCTCGCCGAGCGACGGGTTAAAGTTGTAAGTGCCGCTCGTGCTCATGACGGCTCCTATTAGAAGGTCGTAGCGGTAGCGTCAGCGATTAGATAACCACCTGCGAAGATTGAACCAACAAATGGTCCGCCTGTATTCGATTTCATTTGATACTGAATATCCGTTCCGCCGGGGTGGCCCACAGGGACCGTGTATGGAATGTTGAAAATCTGCACAAACGGCGACTGCGACAGCAATGTCGTATTGCCGTTCACGGTGTAGTTGTAGCCGTTTTCCTGAATGGTATTGGCAAGGTTGAACTTATTATATTCAGCAAAAATCATATAGTTGCTGGACGTAAATCCGATACTTGCGTTGCCCTGAACATATGACAGATAAAACGTGTAACCTTTTGGCACGGTATAAAGCGACATCTGCGTCTGACCAACACCTGCATTGATTTGGGCATAAAGGACAGTAGCAATCTTGCCCGTAATAATACCCGCATTAACGCCATTCGTTATAAACATGCCATTGATGCGGAAGAACGAATTGGTCGTTGTTGCTGTACCGGAGCCGTTGAGCGTTACTGATTCAGACAAAAGATTATAACTTGAATCTAGCCCATTGACCTGAACAATCAAACCAGCATCGGTCGCGCCAGATGCGCTGAGAAGAACAACAACACCAGCGGAAGATGGGTAAGCATAATTGCCGCCAGATTGCGTTAAACCTTCCCACAATGGGCCAAGAGCCGTACCCGCAATTTGTGTGCTGTAACCAAAGATTTCTACGGGCTGGTGGTTGGTAATTAATCCACGACCTACCTGTAATTCAAATGGCTCATGCTTGCCATTCTTGGTGATTGAATCCCAAACAACACCGCTTTGATAGATCGTAGCCATAATTACTTACCTTTTTTCCGTGCCGCAGCGGCGTTGTCAACGAGATTTGGCCAAGGTCTACCCGCAGCCCTCGCCCTAGCTTTAGCACTTTGTTCCTGCTTATGCGATAAGTGCTTTGTGTGGTGGTCTTTGGGCAGTTTAGTTTCCCAAAATGGCTTGTCAGTCACTGATAACTCCCATATAAGTCCAGCCCACTATGTAATTTAACATAATTGGCAGCCTCTGTATCATTATCTGCCGCCAAAAGATAAATTCTGGCATACTCTAACAGATTTGGATTGTCTTTAAAATGGCCTAATCCACGATTACAGTGATTGCATAACATACCGCGAATTTTATTAGTTTGGTGATCGTGATCCACAACCAAATCGCCACCTTGGCCACAAATTGTGCAAGAAAAAGTGGTTGCAATAAGGTTTTTTAATTCATCATCTGAAATCATTTCACGGTAATTTCCGCGCCTAATTTCAGAACGATAACTATTTCTGCATTCTCTACACCAACTATCCAATCCATTACGTTTTTTATTGTGCAATGGAAAAAATTCAGGCGTTTCTGGTTTTTCACATTTGCAACGAGTGCAAATTAGCATTTTACGCCCCATTTTTTTAAAGCAAGATTGATCCTGCTATTAGGGTCATGGGCCGTTTTTGCGGATGTAAGTTTTTCTTTCATCCCACACATTCTTGCCCGAAAATTGTCATGACGCGGATTATCCGCATCTTTAGTCGGTGCCTTTAGGTGGTGACCTTCAGCGCGGGCCGATTGACGACCGCGTTCATTAAGCCCACCAGACGGAGATTTGCCTTCAGAACGCGTCCAAGCTGCAGTCATAACAAGCTCCTTATGGAGGAAGGGGGAGCCGAAACTCCCCCCGCCTGTTTAGTGTTCTTCAGGCTCGTAAGAGTGATGAGCCTTTGGCTCCGTACCCTTATGTGCAGAAGAAAGTGGGTGCATGTTGGAACCAGAGGCTGCACCACCGGACTTGCGTGGCTTGCGGCCAGCGTGGTGATGAGCGTGGTGACCTTCATGGTGACCTACGTGGTGCTTGGCCATTCCGCCGCGCTTACGCTGCTTCGCTTCCTTAGCAACGTTCGAGTCTTTGCCTTCGTAGATATCCTTAGGCGACTCGTCGTGATCCCAATCGCCTACCATTGGCGATTCGACCTTACCACCCTTCTTGTGCTCTGCACGAGGGTGTTTGTGATGTACACCAGCGTGCATAACGCCGTGGTGATGTCCTTTGTGACCCTTCATGGTTCACTCCTTAGAAGTTGTAGTACTGGGTAAGGCCGAACAAGCCAGTCGCTGACTGGACATTGTAGGCCTGCGGAATCTGGCGGAACGAGTATTTGTTCGTGCCAGTGGACGGCGTAAGATTGACACCCGACGCATTTGCAAGGTCAATCGTGCCACGGACATCGCCCGTTGTGGCGGACGGTGTAGTACGATCAGCAGGTAAGAACCCGTTTGCAGCAAAACCCGTGTTAACACTCAAAGCAGTCTGAGAGTTACCGGAGTTGACCACAACTTCAGCAGCCGTATCCGAACGAACAGGAAGACCAACGATCGCGGTTGTACCAACGGAATAGGCATGGGTAGCATCGGCTGCGTTGAGAACAACGCTCTTGATGTACTTGAATGCTTTCTTACCATTAAC